TCCATACGAGGCCGCGTATTTTTTTTGGAATGGAACGACGTGGTTTTTGAGGAACTTTCTCTACCGGTTTTGCTTCTTGCTGTATAACTGGCTGTGCGGGTACTGCCGCAGGTACTGATAATTTTGCATCCACAATCCTCTGGAGAGAAATACAATTATCGCAATTTGCAAGGTTAAACCATTTCAGATTGTTTTTGAATGCCATGTCCGCTTGATATCCATTATCATTACAGAGCATTTGAAGGACAGAACTGCATTGCGATGCTCTAGAGTCATGTGGATGTTGCTCCATCAGCCAATTGGAGAGTGTATAAAGAATTTTATCACGTGATGCGCGATCATAATCACAAAGGAGTTTCTTGAATTGTGCGGAAGGGCCTGCCATGTTATGATTTTAATTGGAGGGGCATCTAGATTCAATTTTTGCGCTTTCTGGTCTTTGCAAAAAGAGATCCACCCAGTGATTCACGGGCCTTTTCTTTTTTCATATTAGAACATGTTATCTTAACAATATTACGTTCTGTCGGATGAACAGGGTCGGGCATTTGATCAATCTCTTTACGTTCTTCTGCTGTAAATCCAAAATAATCAGCCAGTGTTTTATCATTAATCGTTTTAATACCGAGTGTGCGAACGTCAGGATAATAAGATGGTTTTATAAATCCTTGCTCGAATTTAATATGTCGTAATAAATAAGTTGACAATTTGGTTTTAAAATAGTCATTAATTTGATCTAGGTTCTCTCCTATAAAATAATGACGTTGACCCTGTTTGTATAATCCATATTCTCCCTTTTTATCGAATAATACAATCGGCTTCGGAACGCCACCTATAATTATTTTTGGAGTATCTTGATCTTGATGAGGAGTAGAAGAAGAAACATACTTAATCTGACCAGAATCCTCCAGAATCGTAATCAATTTATGTTCGCCTGAATCATCACACGATTTTATCGTTTTATGTTGTAGGTCTCCACCATCTCCAAACAGGGTAGATTTTAACACAACTTTGTTGTATATAGTATTTCCCTCTAATATCAATATGGATGTGGGAGTTAATTTAGTAATAACCTCTTCCTTTCCTCTCATATTGATAATTTGCGTTTTTGCATATTGGTTTTTATTTTCTAATAGATAGTATGCTACCGAAATTTCACCTTTACCTCCAAATAATTGTTTTGCCTGTGCTTTAAAATATATTCTTATCTTGTGAATTTGTTTTGATAACATTAAATCATGTGCACGCATACGATCTGGTTTAAACCATGTTATTGGATGAATAAACAATAGGTATCCGTTTGGCTTTAGTACATTCTGTGTAATAGCTTTGTCTACAAATTTAAACCAGAATCCTGATTCGCTCGCATCATCTTCAATACCTAATTCTTTTCTGGCATTTCTTGTTTTTGATGTAACCATAGCAACACGAACAGACCCCTTATTATAAGGTGGATTACCCATAATAATATCAAATTCTTTCATTGTTCTATTCGGAAATTTCATATCACTCTCTGATAAAAACCCCTGTGTTCGATGATGTTGAATGATATTGGGCTCGATGCCTGGTGCTAATTTCTGAAATAGTTTTTTTGCAATAGCATTATTCTTAGAATTCAATTCTATCATAAACAGCATATCCTTTACAATATGTTTGCGACGCTTTGTTTCGTTCTCTATCGCTTTTGTTAAGCCAGGATGATATTTTCCTTCTCCGTCTGAAGTTATACCAGCATATTTGCCATCTTTTGTTCGAAATCCATAAAATAGACGCAAGAAAACTGCAATTGGGTAATTACCCATTCCGTTGGCTGGATCCAACCATGTTAGAGATGGATCGCTCCATACTTTTTCAGGAAGTGTATCTAACATTTCATGAACCAATGACATTGGAGTGAATACTTCGCCATATTTATGTCTCTCCGTATCTTTGGGGGCTAGATGTTGTGTTATATAATCCAGTACCTTTTCCACATGTTCTGGATATTGTTCTTCATCATTTACCGAACCTTTCATCGCCATATAGGGTTCGTTCCTACCTTCCTTTATGATTTTATTTAATCCTGGGCGAATAATCTGATCAATTATGAATGATTTACGCTCTTCATCATATGGTTCGTTATCCTTTTTAATAATATCTCGCTTGACCAACGCATCGTATACCATATACCGTAATTCTTCATCACCTGCTAGTTGTTCTTCTAATGATTGTATATTCATTGCATTTGTTCCAAATGCTGCCAATTTTAATGTTGTTTTAAATATATCAAAAAATGCAGCACGTTTCTGTTCTTCTGTTCTTTTTTCGTCTATAAATGGTGGAACATCTACAGGTGAATTCGAATTCGAGTTCGAGTTCGAGTTTGAGTCTGAGTTCGAGTTCGAGTTCGAGTTATATGATGCTGGTTTTACATTGTTATTTGGTTTTCTCACCGCCCGTTTCCTTTCTTCTTCTTTCAACATTCCTAACAAATCGTCATATGTCCCTTTATAGATATCTTTCATAACACTATCGATCGTCGAATTAAGTACATATCCAGCATCATCTATCTCCATTCCATCACCTTTTTTTCCTGTATCAAGTTGTCGTTCTAATTCGGGTATGGTCTGTTTTTGTATTTCAGATGTACCTTGTTGACGTTCTTCGCGTGTCCCAAAGATGGGCTTATCAATATCAATCGAATAAATATCAAGTACCTGATTAAATATCTGTTGAAGTTGATGACGATATACTTTCTTACCTTTTCTAGATTCTTCTGCAACAATATTATATTTCATGATTGCAGATACAGTCCTAAAATAATTCATATCAACGATATACCCACCCTTCTTGTTTGTGGATTCCGTTAGCGCACGATACATCTTTTGAATTCTCTCGTCCATCTTTTCTCCACTGTCTAGCAATACAACAATATCGACGCATGGTAATGAAATCCCTAGATGGAGCATATTCTGTGCTAAAATAATGAGACCCTTTCCTTGTTTTCTTGCATTTTCTTCTTGATCTAATAATCGCTCCTTTAGTGATGTATCTCCAGTCGAACGATCCCATGTGAATATACCTTGTGTTCCATCACTCGCTTGAATTGCTATGGAATTATTCTTTGAACCACGTATATTCCATTTTATAGAAGACGACACTGCAACAACGTGAAAATGCTTTCTAAACCACGGCAATTGAAAGATACTACCCGCAAGTGCACACATACGATGATACAATGGATTCCCGTTCATATGCGGGAGGAACCATAATTGCGAATGAGTAATAAAATCACTCGTGAAAAATCCCAGTCGATCACCAATCTGTTGAGCAATCTTGTCAATTGTTTTTAGTACACTCGATATCGGTTCACTATTCATATGATCACTTGGAGGTGCCAAATAGTGTAATAATCGCATGATCCCTTTTGGATTTCTAAATCCAGTATGCCATTGCTCTGGGGGAGTCTTTTCAGGATGAAACTCTTTACGAATTTCAAATAAATGGGTTATTGTTGGAAATCCACCTGATGATTGGCGCAGAAAGGCCTCTTTTGCATCAGGAGTAAATTGCGTACTTAGCAAAAATAACTCTGGAAATTTTTGATACTGCTTTTCAATAGACTCGTATGTATGTCCATATCGCATGCATGTATGCAACGCTCTTTCATAATATTCGCCATAGATCTCTTTAAAATATGTTTCGTTTGTTCGAAGGTTCTTCGCATTCTGAATATCCTGATAATCCCACAACACTACATTCTCTCTTGGGATTTTAAATACATCAATTGGTTTGATATAGGTTCCTGTCATATATACAACGGGAACATCTGGTAAAATTGTGCTATCTATTTCTTTTAATTCATGTTGTTCTTGATCATCTGTCGATTCATCTTCTTCTTCCTCTTCCTCTTCATCGCCCATCTTTCTATCATCATTTGGACGAATTGATACTGTACCTTTTCTCATTTGCTTCATGGCACGTGATGTGGTTTGCTTTAGATGTGCTTCATCGCAAATAAATAGATCCGCACGCATTTTTCCATTTTTTAATTCTTGTAATAATGGTCGTGTACTATTCTCTTGTTTGTATAATTCAACACTCATGACGAATATATATTTCTTTTCCGAATGAATCTCCAGATGGGTCGATTCTACCACATCAATGCATTCATACTCTTGAAAATTTTGAAACTGTTCAAATAAATCGTTCTTAAATTGTGTTAACGTCTCTGATTTGGCACCCAATAATACTACCACACGACGTGGTTGTAATTGATCAATAATACCACCTGCAATGAATGTCTTTCCACCACGAGGAACAATCCCCACCAAAAACTTATTATTATGTTGCTTGCGATAAAAAGACTGAATGGCATCACAAATGCGATACGTTGCAATATACTGATGCATACGCAACGTTAATAGTGGTTTCGGTGTTGATTCTAATTGCAAAATCCTTTGCATATCATCGATTGTTATTCGCTCTTTCTTGTCTCTTTTTTGTTTAAATAGAGTGTTATCATATAATATGGTAAGTGCTGCAAATAAATCACTCATGCCATATACGATACTCGCTTCATCCGATATGTATTTTCGAATCGCATTTCGTAATTTATCTTCTACTGCAGTCTTATCTTTTACAAGTAATATGATTTTTCTATTATATTCTTGTTGCAAGTGGTTCGCAGCAGTATATATATTTTGTATATCGAACTTATCAACGCCTTTTGTGTTATCTTTATCAAAGTACTTAACAGAACAAAAATAGAATAATGGAATTGATTTCTTTGAATTATTTTGATGATTTGACTCTCTCTTACAAGAATTCGTAGTAATTACACTTAAATCTGACGAACATGGATCCTGGTCCGGTTTATCTGTTTTTGATTGATAAACAAATGTAATATCGGATGCTCCGCTTTTACTCCCTTCGTTTATTTTTTTAGATGATAAATATTTCAGCGGGTGATTCATAAATCCATCTCCTTCCATACGAATCAATGTTTCGATTTTTCCCTTATACATGTAAAAATCGGGCGTTATCTTGAATTGATCACCCAGTAGACCGAGTGCAAATACGATATCCCAATATGACTCGTATAAATTTCCATTTATCGTATATTGCAGCAATCCTTCATTCGGTGGTTCATCACGGTTGATAATAAATTCTAGCAACTGCAAACGTGTTTCAATGGTTTTTGGAAACTTTCTAGACGCATTCGAAATATCTTGCTTTTTTTGTTTTATTTCTCTTACACGCTTTTCCAACGCATTGATATCTTGAATAGGTTCCTTTGTACACGGATCATATAATTGAACACATTCGTCTAATACGTTTGATTCTTCCTGTTTGGAATCATTTGAATTACTACCTACTTCTGGCTTTCTTCGTACTGGAAGATTTATAGGTTCAACAGGTTGTTCCTCAACCGTATCAGGTAGCATATTGTTATGATTAAGTTGGGCCCCTTGCTCTAGATTTATTACCGCCTCAATTGCATTTTCACCATCGATCATTTCTTGTCTGACATTAAAGGGATGGATCGGTAAAGAATTTCCTTTTATAACTTCTGTATTTTTATCATTTTCGCTATTATTTGTAAGATTTCCTCTAACTGGTTTTCTCCTTACAGAAATGACTGGTGATTGGGCATCCTCTTCTACGTTCGTATCATCATCAATTAGTGATATTAATCCTGTTATCTTACTCATTTTTCCTTCATTCCCAATTTTAGGCGCAGAAATACGCCGCGTCAAACGTTTTTGAAGTTTGATAAGAGAGTTTCTATTTCGATGCCTTGCTGATTGATTGGTCCTATAAATTCCTTGACTTACCTTTGTAGCATACTCATCGAATGCTTTGCTCTGTTTAGATAATGAACCCAAAACAGTATCAACGTGATGCTGTTTGGCATGATTTCTTTCCATCTATTTATTCGTCTGAATCTTTCTTATCCTCAATGGGCACATTCGACGTATTCCATACGACAGATGATACAAGTGAAACGATTCCTGCTATCATAATTCCACGATCCGCCTTCTTTCCTTGTATACTAGGTGCATAAATCGCGTGAATATGACGACGAGCCGTAGCGTACCATGTCGACAAAATTCCAAATGCAATCAAAAACGATCGCCCCATTTGTGGTAAACCGATCGCGAAAACAGGAACCACATGCAA